GGGCACTTAAAGTCGTACATCGGCATCAATCACCCATCTCTTTCTTAGCCGCGTCGTGCGCTTGCGTGAAGGTCTTGCCCTTGGACATCATGTCCCGCATCATCTTCATATGCTTGGGACTATGATGCTTTGAGTGCTTTTTAAGCAGGGCTTCTTGAGCGACTTTTAACTTGTTAGGCATGTTAGGCATTAGTACGTTGCCTTTTTCTTAGCCTTCTTTTTTGTTGACTCAGTTATTTTGCCCTTCGGCTCTGGGGTCTGTTTGCCCTTATTGTGACTATTAAAGGCTTTAGAGGCTGCTTTTTTTGTGCTGGGCATCTTCATTATTTCTTCCGTTTTTTAACAAGTGGGGCCACAAGTCGAAGGACAGAGCCTACAATATCAAGGATTTTCTTGATGGGAACACGCATTACGGCCTACCGCCACCGGGGCGTCCGGGCGGGCGTGGAGACGGGCGTGCGGGGGCGCGACCTGCTGCGTCCGCTACACTTTGTTTTGAGTCTTTAGCGCGTTGCGCCGCAGCATTCTCGGTCCGTTTTGCATCCGCAGCGCTTGTGGGAATCTTTTTCGGAGCGCCATGGCGAGTGCCACCCTTGCTCTTGGCGTTGCGTTTCTTTTCTCCGGCGGCACTCATCTTGCCTTTCGGACCTAAAACTTTTGCGAGAGAGTTTGCGGCGACATCTGCCAGAGACTTGCCGGTGCCTAGACTGTTATACTTAAAAGCCATGATGCATCCTATGAAGAGGGAAAGCCCGGCCCGCCGGCTGGAAGTGGGATTTGCGGTGGTGCCTCTGTACCTGGAGGTAACCCTCCTGTGACGACGCTGTCAACACCCGGAGGTTGCATTGCTTCAGGCGGGACTCCCGGCATCATTGGGGGCGCTTGTCCAGGCATAGGCGCGGGTGTTGGCGGAGGTGCGGGAGGAGCGTCTTCAGCCAAGTCCCTCATGCCTAGCAGGTCGAGAAGTTTGAGGACCAGTTTTTCTTTGTTTACGTTTGGTGCTTCCAGTAGCAGCGGCAAATACTGCTGAAACTTCTGGAGCTGAATAATCTTGTGGTTCTCTGTAGGCGAGTACGGCAGCGCATCGTAATCAAAGTCGAGGGGGTTTTCGCCGGGGTCGCGGTCAGGTCGGAGCATCAGGCTCTGGCGAGTGGCCTTCAGGACTTCCCTGCTTCCAGTAAGTCGGACGGGCAGCTTGGTGTTCGGGTCGAGAAACTCTTCGTATAGCCCGATGACTCGTTCTGCGGCGGCGTTTACCACGTCTTCAATCTGCTTTATTCTTCGTCCGTTTCTTGTTCGGGTCGCAGTGTCGGCAAGCGCGACCTCCGTAGCAACGTCCGCCACGCCCACAACCCCCCGACTATACTGAGGGATGCCAAGGATAAACTCAATGACTTGATTGCAGCGATTCCGCATGTCCGTAAAGGAGGGGGAGAAGGACGGGACGGGCGTTTGGCCAATAATATCTCCTAGCGGCGCGTTTGCTTTGCCTTGGATAGAGATCATCGTACCAGGCTGATTCGCATCTTGCAGTGCAGTCATGATAGCTTCGGGGTTGTCAGCCAAGGCTGTGTTGACTAGCATCACGGGGGTCGAGGTATGGGCGTGCCAGAGCTCCAGCGTGTCAATCTCGTTTAGCCTCTGCTGGAGAGATTGGACGAGTTTGACATCGGACAAGCCTGCGAGGTCGGTCATGTTCTCATTGAACGTCAGCCCGATGAATGGGTTGCGGATGTACCGATAAGGCAGTTCGCCCTCGAACAGTGGCTCTTCGACATCTTCAAGGAAGTGATAGTACCTGCCTTCGCCTTCAAAATCGTACACTTCGTAGACGGTCACCCAACTATATACGTCAGTCGATGCCTCGTTGACGTAACTCTTGTTTCGAGAGTGGTCTTTGAGGAAAGTGGGGTAGCCGCCGAACACGGCTTTTTCGGACACTTTGTTGTTGTACAGAGCGCCTTTGCGTCCGTTCTTTTTTGTACGCCGCTTGTACTCAGATTTTGTAAGCACGGTCACTTCAATAAGGTAGCGGATGTCCTCAAACTTGGCGGCAGACATGTCAAAGAAAACAAACCGAGGGTCTACCGAATACATTTCCGGCGTGCCCTTGCGGAAGTTCCAGACGACTTTGAGGAACGACCGACCACAGATTGATGTGTTTGTCGATGACTTCCACAGCAAGGTGTGAAAGTTGCTTCGGCGGAATGTATCGTTGATGATTGCTTCCCGAAACTTAGCGGCTCCGCGCAGTTTGTCCCGACGTGCGCTAACCGTGACTTGCGGATTCTGGGGGCAGATGTTCGCAATCATGGTGTCGATAAAAGCGTAGGGGTAGTTCGTCTCGAAGTTAACGCCCTCATCACCGTTGGAGTTGCCTACCGGAGCAGAGCCAGACGGGCCATCGCTCGACTGGTTCCAATACTCTGACATGTACCACGACCGCCATCGGTCCCAGTCTTGTCGTTCGGTTCTTGATTTTGATTTGTGGGTTCGGATGATGCCCTGAGCCTGTTTGCCCGTCAATGCCATGTGTTCTCCCTAAGTTACAAAAATATCGCCGCCGCCTCTTTTGCCAGCTCCGCCCGTCAGTCTTTTTGTGACTGCGTTTTTCTTCGCGGTAACCGGGTCACCAGGCTTGCCGGGATTCGCCGCAGCGGCAGAAGCTGTCGGGGTCTTGCTTGGTGTTGTGAGTGGTCCCGTAGTTTCCACCGCTTCGTCGTCTTCCTTGTCTTGAGTAACAGCGGCGGTGACCGCCTCTTCATTAACGGGCTGAAGCGCGGGGGTTTTGTCTTGGTACTTGTTCTTCAAGAAAAACGCATACTCTTTTGGGTTAAGTCCTTTTGACTCCATGTCGTTCAACATGCGCTTATCGCCCGTCAGTGGACTGTAGTCACCCGTTCGCATAAGAATGTCCATCGCCTGTGAGACTTCGTTTTGTGTGCGCGCATCTGTTGCAAAAGCTTCTCGTTGAGACAGGCCGCTGATTTGATCGAACACGTCACCAGCGGTAAAGTCGTCTCCAAGTCCCGCAAGTTGCTCACGGCTAAGATTTTGGCGCGCAACTTTTTGAATCTGCTGCTCAATCCCCGGTAGGCTCGACAGATTCTTCAAAGCCTTCTTGGACCGATCCATCGCCTGCCGAACATCACCAGTGTCCAGCACCAATAGCTGTTGGGAAGAGAAGCCAGTAGGGTTTGGCCGAAGCGTGCCGCCGTCAATGATGGCTTGACGCTGCTTCATGTAGGTGCTGTTCAGCTTGTAGGACTCAGGGAGCGTTGCGCTGCCGCCGTAATCTACAGGGTCGTAAAAACCGGAGCCATCTGGCCTTCCCATAGTTTTTAAAATCTCGTCTTGGCCATCTTTGGTGAGCAGCACATACTCGTCTTGGGCCTGCTGGCTTGTGATTTCACCCTTTTTTACACGGCTATTGAGGTCTGCTGCCAACCTTCTCTGCTCTTCAATCTCGCCTACAGTGGCCTCTCTGGCAATCGAGTTGACCCAATACGAAAACCTATCGAGAGCGTACTGTGTGTTGAGCTTGCTCATCTGCCCCTGAATCGCCGCCGTGGAACCTTGCCCCCTAGAGACAGCGTTAATAAATCTTTGCGCGGCGGCACGGGCTTTCGCGTCTTCCTCCGAGATTTCCTTCTTATCTCCGCCTTGAACCATCTCAAGGAGCTTTGCCTCGCGTTGCGATTCGAGCTCTGCCCGCTTTATCTCCGCCTCATTCTCGGGGGTGACTGAAGCCTGGGCGTCGTCTACAATGCCTTGAACAAAGTTCTGCCTCAACTCAAAGTATTTTGTTCGGGCTTCAGTCGTGTCTTGGTCCACGTCCTCTCTCGCCAGAGCACGTTGTTGCTGGTCCGTAGCTAAACGTCGGTTACGCAACGACTGTTGAAGGGGAAGGCCTGTGCCCGCTCGGATTCCTTGAGATAGCGCGTTAAATAAAAACTCTCTCGTCTTAGCGCCTTTTGCCCGCTTTATCTTCTCGTCCACCATAGACGGGTACAAAGCAGACATTTCCTCTTCAGAAAGTTGTTCGCCTGCTTGGAAGCGTTTTAGCATAGCTGTTTCTTCGGGCGTCATGGAGGCTCCTATGCAGTCCCGGCTTGGTCAGACAGGTCTGAACCTACTTGACCGAGAGCGCGAGTGACTACTGGGTTGGGCGCGGAGGGTTGTGTCGGATAGCCCATAAATGCAGCAAAGCGATTCTGGCTTTCTTGCTGGACTCGGTCCCGAACCATCTGTGCAATCTGAGCTCGCTCGGCTGCTTGCCCGCTGTCGGCTTGCTCCTGCGCTGCAGCAAAGGCTTCTGTCGTGTCGGCAACCTGACCACGCATCTGCGCTAGGCCAAGTGCTTGCCGCAGTTGATCGGTAGTTGTCTGCCGAGTCGCTTGTGCGGCACGCATCATGGCGTCCGTCTTACGGTCACCTACGCCAGCAGCTTTGAATGGGTTCTTTTCAAACTCGCGCATACGTTCCGCAGCAATGGCGGCACCAATCTCTTTACGGTCTGCGGTTCCGTATTCTGCCTTGAGACGCACGTCCTCGGCCTTCGCTTTCTTGCCGCGCTCCTCAAGACGGTCGGCCCGCGCCATCTTGTCGGCAGCACCTGCTTTGTAACCTTGGTCTCGGTACGCCTTCTCGCGCTTGCCTGGAATAAGTTTGGTGAGGCCGTAGCCGAGTGCGCCTGCGCCTAGAAGTCCTGCTCCGATTATTCCTGCTGTGCCTAGGCCTGTGGCTGTAGCAGCAGTGCCGCCTGCTTTTGCTGCCGTACCGCCTGTGCCAAGAAGGCCGAGCTGCTTTGCTGTAACAAGACCGCCTGCCGCGTCCATAATCGAGGGCTTATCTGAGCTCATGCTAATCTCCAATCATGTGGGCGACTGCGCCTTAAAATAAATATACTTCATTGAGCGAGCGCGGACACGAACTTGAGGCGTCCCAGGCGTTTGGATAACCCGTAAAGAAGCGGAGTGAAAGCCTTTGCTCATCGGAGCGCCCACCCATTTGTGGCCTGACCAGTATCGGCCTTTGTATCTATCGCGAAGGTAGACGTTTGCTTCTTGACCTGTACCAGAGTCGTCAGCCACCTGAAACATGGTTTCTCGGACGCGGCGAACATTGCAGTCTAGGTTGACGCCTTTTTCATTGTCGATAAAGAGTCGGACATGGCAACCGTCTCTGCGGCCTGTTCGGTCTCCGACCGGATGGGAGCTGTTCGTAAACTCCATCGCCGCGTCACAGGTCCAAGTGATTTGCCACGTCAAAAGAACGTAAGCTCTAAATGGCAGGTAGAACTGAATCGACGCACCCGGTATTGCGATGAAGTCATTCGCATCCGCGTTACCCATGTTGTCCGCGCCCCGATAAATGCCGCTGGTCGATGTTTGGGAGGAGTCGGAGCTGTGCCGAATCACTTGGTGCGTAAAGTAATCAAGGTTGGCAGTTCCGGCGGTCATGCCGCCGCCGGATGACGACTTCTTCTGCAAAAACGTATGGCCTACCGTCCTGTCGCCAAGGTCTTTGAGGTTTACGGTTTCTATTTTACCGTTGAGGGCATCGGTTGACAGCGTGTAGATGGAGTCGAAAACATCTTCCCCTGCTACTGTGGTCCCGTCGATGAATGTGGGGGGCGTAACTTTAGCCAACCTTAACCTCGCATAGACCGTTTGTATTCCAAGACATCTGGGTTGGCAATCTCTTCGCCTTCTTCTTCATCGTTGATATCGCGTAGCGTAGAGTCCGCTTTGCCCATACGTCTTTCGGACAACCTCTTAACGAGCTTGCGCGCTCTTGAGGCTGGAGCAGTGCTATTGCTTTGCGCGGCGGTTTCGGGCATTATTTTCTCCGGTAAGGATATTTACTTTTTCGCCAACGATTCTTCTGCTCAGAACCTGTGCCTTTTTTTCTGTAGGCTTGGATTTGATCGTAACTCAAATCTTTGAACGGAATGACGTTTTCCATGCCCTCTGGCGCGTCTTTCTTGTACCTGCGGGGGCAGAACCTAGCGGCAACACAGGCTATTTGTAGCGCAGATATTTTATCCCAGTGGTGCCTGTCTCTGCGCTTGCCGGTCTTGCCGGAGTGCAGCATCTCTGAGAGCGCGCTTCGCTCAGTACGTTTGTCTTCCCGGTAAGAGCCGAGCTGACCAACTGTATCTTCGTCCTTTAAGATCAACTCATCACGGAGTGCGTCCTGAAGGTACGACAACATCATCGTCACAGACTTGGCGGTAGCAGCGATTCCAGGCTTGTAGGGTTTTTCGTAGTAGAGATTTGAATAGCCCAGCTCCTCAAGTAGAGCCAGAGTAGCAACACCAACCCCGTTACTCTCCACAGCCACAAGCGCATTGTTGTACTTCTTGCCAACCTCATTGATTTTCTTTGCAAATACGACGGGGTCAGTGACGCCTCCGTAGACTGCGACTTGGGTCCATTCTCCATCGTACACCTTCAGCACTTGGAATGCGGCATGATCGCGAGCAGCATAACCCGCTGGGTCAACTCCGATAGCGTAAACGGCTCCCGGCTCCGGCTTCTCGTATTCCATGTATGGACCTGCCCACGGAACCAATAAAGCGTCTTGGTGCCGTTTAAGCAGAGTGGAATGGAAGACCGAGCCGACAGATGCAATCCAGCAACTGATGTCGTCAAACGGGTAGTACACCTTAAACAAGTCTGGATTGCGACGAATCTCTGCGTCCGTGTCAATCATTAATCGGCGAAACTGAAGGTTCTCTTCTCGCAGTCCGAGGTGCCCGTACTTGTCGAGCAAACCCATTTCTTCAAGGGTGAGCTTCTGCCCCTTGGGCCACGGGCGTCGGTTGAGCACACCGTCCCAGAAGGGGAAGAACGCATACGCCCATCGGCCTCGGCCCAGCTTTGCGTCACGGCAGTGGTCGCGCCACCATTCCGCAGAAGGCTCGCTCATTGGCGAGGGAGTTGATTCGAGCAAAACCTGTGAGTGGTCTCGGTTAATCATCGACGGGTAAATCATCGAAAACTGGTGACCAGCATTACGCCAGTACGGAAGCTCTGACCCGTGGAAGCTGTCGGGGGACTGACCGATACCAACCGCGCCCGACTCACCAGACAGGACACGCATCTTGCCGCCGTGCTGGAACGTCAACTGCCGAACCTCTCGGTTGGGCACAGTGTCGGAGCGAACCAGTTCTGGCCAGCGGCTATGGGTAAGGTGAATGCGTCGGTGCAGGTACTCGGCCCTATCTTTGTTATCCGCAATACAGACGTGATCGTGACCTGGTGTGTAGGCCGATCGTATGTAGCCGCAGAGCTCTGCTGTGAGGCTCTTGCCTGCCTGCCGATACCCAAGGAGGGTCAGCCACTTGGTCTGTCCTAGAGCGGTCTTTGGTGGCTCGGAGTAGTACGAGACAACCGTTTCCTGCAGGCGGTCGGTAATCGCAAACGGATCGAAGGTATGTTCTTGACCGGTCTTCTGGTCAATGATCTTGGCGTAAGCGCGGAGGCTGATGGCGGGGTCAGCTAAAGCCTCAAGAGCCTCGCCTTCAAGAGGGAGGCCCATTACCACTTGCTCCTGTCGGCCCAAAAAGCGGCACTCATCTTGCCCTTGGCAATGTTCTTAGCGTGCCTTGCCTTAAAGCTGGCCCGCTTCTTGCGCATCTTATCGCCCTCACCCCTCTTGGGCTTGCCTGCTGTCTTCGCTCCTTGCTCGCCATAGCGAATCAGCTTGATGCGGTCGCCATCTTTTGCCAACACCATGTGAGACTTCTTAGGGTGACCCGGTGTACGCTTAGGTTTGTTGTAACCAGACAGCCCGTGCTTCTTCATGAGCATCGCGCCTCTTGCAGCATTGCGTCTTTTTTTAGCCGTGACCGCCATGACTACCTCTTCTTGCCTTTATGTAACCCGTGCTTGGCGTGTTGCTTGCCTGCGGCTCGAGCTCGGCGCTTGACGGCGTTTGCTCTGGCGAGCTTTGGTGTTCCCTTTAGTTTCTCTATCGTGGCCCGAGGAGCGTAGACTTCACCCGTGTCTTGGCTTCGTTTGCCAGACGCGGTAGTCCAGTCTTGGTCGGTCCAACGCTTGAGAGACTTCTGGGTCTTTTTCACTTGTAGCCTCCGCCCTTCGCCTTGTACTGCTTGGCAAGCATTTGAGCTTTACGGGCAGACCATTGGCCAGGCTTACCACCTTTGGAGGACGACTTGATCTTCTCAAACAGATTCTTACGCATGCTAGGCTTCGTATAGTTGCCCGCTTCGTTGACGCGGCTCTTTGGCTTACTCATTCCTCAAGGCCTTGTTGGCTGCGGCAAAGCGTAAATCTTTTGGAGACGGGGCTTCTTCTGCCATGCCCTCTGTATTGCGAGCAACAAGGTCGTCTAGACTTAGGTATGGGATACCCTCGTCTGCTAAGGTGGCAATGTTTGCGTCCATCTTAATGTTCATGGCCTCAGCAAGGGCCTGCTCGACAGTATTAATCTTCACTTGCCGCCTCCTCTGCCTTTCGTTTTTTCTCTGCGGCCTTAGCTTTACGCTCTGCGGCCTTAGCTTTTGCGAACTCGCTCTCACCGGACTTCGCTCTTTTCCGAGGAGACCGAACAGACTCCATCGCGGCCCGGTTTTTATTAGTCCCAACGCCTACAGAGTAAGTCTTGGTGCCGGTAACCTTGTCACCCAAATACCCATTGGGAGTTATAAACCTAAGTTCAGGTAAAATATCCACAAACTTCCGCGCCCCCTCCGACATCGTACCGCTTTTCACAGAAGACTTTCCTAGCCTCCTGTACATGTTTTGCTCATAGAACCACAGAAGGGCCTGCACTTGGAAGTCTTCTAGATTTGTAGCCTTGCCAATATTTTTCCACATTTGCTGGGAAACTTTTTGAGTAATAGTCGGAGTTTTTACAAGGGCAGGGACGTCTGGATTTAAAAACTTTTTACCTGCGGCGTCTTTCTGTAGTAACCGCCCATACCCCATGCGGGTAAGCTCTTGACGATGCTGCCATACATCGAATGTGCCCCCAGGCATCCCAACCAAGTTGCCGCCGTATGTCCCAATCTTGGGACCGTTCCCATACAAGTTTGGCATAAGAGCGCCAATCGGAACAGGATGGCCGGGGCCCGCGTGTGTCGGAGAGAAGACCCCGGACTCTTGGCGCGTCTGCCGTATGCCTCGCTTACTGTTTAGCTCCAACAGTTCACGAGCCGCTCCGTCAAGGCCGAGCTTTTTAATACGGCCACTGTAAAACAGTAGCCCTTGTTGAACGGTAGGCGCTCGAGTCCCGTACCCTGCTAGTCTGCCGTCTTTAATGGTAAAAGGATTTCTTCCGCTCATGCCGCCTTTTTGCGTCAACTCGGCGTAAGAGGCTAAGGCAAACCTTCCGTTTTCAACGGGGTTGAGACCATTAGATGTATAGCTAGCGATGTTTAACAACGTCATCCGGTGAACTTCGCTGTTTTTTAACTCGGGAAAAACCTGTGAAGCGGTGTCGAGGAAGTCCCGGACATCGTCTGTGTACCAACTCATAAATGCTTTTGTATCTTCAAGTTGGCTAAGAAGTTCTTCCGTAAGCGTATTCTGCAGGTATACTAGGCCGGTATCGTCAAACGGCATAGGGGTTGTTCTGCCGGTCGCTTCTTCATACTTGTCTGTCAGAAAGTCAAAGATATTATTGTTGGTGATTGTCTGACCTTCTTTGGCATACGGCGTTCCGTCTGGACGCAGAATCTCATAAAGAGTTCTGTCTTCTGCTACGATTGGCACAGTAAACGAAGCTCTTGAGTCAGCCACGATTTCGGGCGCGGCTTTGTTTAACGCAATCAGCGGAGCAGGCGGGCTTTGAATGTCGGGATACTGGTCAAGAATATCCTGAGAAACAGGCTCTCCACGCTTGTACTTGCTACGGACCATCTTCTCATGGTACGCCCGTATGTCTTCTACTTCTTGGGGCTTGAGCCTGTTTTGCTTGGCAAGTCCTTTTGTATCCGAAGGAGAAACTCGTCCAGTGACTCGTTCGAGGACTTGTGAAAGAGCTTCATATTCTGGCGTCGTTGCGCCTTTGAGGATTTCTTCTCCAAACTCTACCTCCAAATCTGGCGTGTCAATCTCATCAAATGTATCAAGGTGGAAAATGGCGTCTTGGTCACCGTTCTTGGCCAGCCTTGCCGCGAGCAATCTACCCTCGTCTGTGTTTGGCGCAACTACCGAAACGTCAAAAACGTATTTATTGTTGTCTTTATCAAACCAAACACCCAGGTGTACGCCGTCTACATCAAGCAGGCTTTCCATTGTCTGCGCGTAGGCCCGCACTGTGTCAGGGGTAAAATCTGCAGGGTCAACTTTAAGTTCGGTGTCTTTGAAAGGGGCAACGCTAAATCCAGTTTCTTTTGCGGTTTTTGTTCCGACATCGTAGGTTATCCCGCCATTGTCTCGGATGGTTTGCGCGAGGCCTGCCGTCTCTTCGGGGGCTAGATTGTATCGCCTAGATTGCGCGAACTGACGAACTGCGTCAGGAAGCTCAAGGGTGGCGATGTCAACCGCTCGGCGCTCAGAGTCTTTTGCCAATCCCACGTCGAGGTCGGCCCGACGTTGAAGTTCGGCACCTTGTTCGGCGACATCGTCTACACCAGACAGGCCTCTCACATTTCTCGACGGAGGAGCGTCCTGTAGAGGCATGATGCCAGAAGCGTATGTGGGCGTGTCAATCTGAGCCGTCGTCTCTGCAGCTTGTTGCGCGCCCTCTGGGGTCTGTGCTGCGGCTCGACGAGTCTGAATGTCGGTAAGCCGATCATCTATAAACTTCTGACGAGTCAATCGTTCAGCACGATTTTCCAAGTAGGCTAAATCTTGCAGGCCAGCAGGGTCGCCTTCTTTTGGATTTAGCCTCCGCTCAATCTCCGCAGGAGGAAAGCCCAGCTCTTCCAATGTGCTCTTGATGTCCTCAACATCGCCAGTCTCCAAAGTCGTGACCTGCGTGCTAGAAGGCCGGGGCATTTTTTTGTAGCCCCGAGGAGCTCTTGCCTCAAAAGCATCCTCTGGGGTTTCTTTAGTATTGAATGTTACAACCTCTCGAGTGGGTTTATTACTCGTTAAAGACTGACCCAAAGCCTCGTAGGCTTTAAATCCTTTATCTTCAAGGGCTTTAACTAACTTTTTTGTAGCATCATCCCCAAGGTAGAAACCTTCATCTTTAAATCTAGGGTCAAGAAGCTCGTGCATCATTCCGTCATTATTTGCATTCTTGTAACCTAATCCAACTAAAATATTACGAGCTTCATCCTCAGATGCTATCTGACTTTTGGGTATTTTATATTCTAATATCTCGGAGGTTTCTTTCTCTTCAGCATACTCTTTAGCTAACTTCTTATCAGGTGTTGTATAACTAACAGGGCTATCTACATCTTCAGCGCCCCCTCTATATAATGTTACTAAATCTTCTTCAGCTTTAGGCATTTTTTTGTAGCTTTTGGTGGCTTGCTCCGCCCCTTCTTTTAACAACTCTTCCGCCGCGCCTTTTGCGGCCTTGGCTCCCTTTGCGCCTGGGATAAAGCCTAGTGAGGCCATTGACGTTGCGGCCAAGCGTTGCGCTTGAGTCAGATTAGGGTTCGAGTCTAAGGACTGCTTTAATATGTCGTAAGCGGCACCCGCTGCCCCAATCGGGTACGAGATGACCTCTGCAGGGAGTGTGGGGCGCTCTTTTAAGACCGCTCCTGCGATGTCTGCGCCAGTAGGTGTGCCTACTCGAGGTACGGTTGGGTCGATAGCAGGGATGTCTTGCTCTACAGCTCTTTGCTCTGTAGGAGTCGAGGGCCTAACCGTCGAGCCAGAGGGTATGGATATTGGGCGGTTTAACTTTAGATTTAAGCGCGCTACCAATGCGTCATTCTTAGCCTTTGCAATCCTGCGCTTTTCTTCCGGGGTCAAGTCTTCGGGGGCAATGTATGGGAGTTCCCGATCATACGCCAAAGACTCATTGTACGCACGCTGCGCTTGACCTTCTGGAGAAGCCTCAAACTCCTCCTGCTCACGCTTCACGGATGCTTGGCGTTCAAGGTCAATAGGGCTGGGGGCGAACCCTAAGTTTGCGGCTAGTTGCCGAAAAGAGAAATCACCTGTGGCCATCTTAGAGCTCCTCTTCCGGCTCCTCGGTAGCCATCAGGTTCTTCATCACGTCCTCTCGGACTGACTTTCGGACAGGCCCTGCGCCCATTCCGTCCATTCGCATGGCGGGCATGGTAGCCAGAATCTGCGCTCTCTCCTCAGCCGAGATGGCGGGGCCGGTCATAGGCATCTCTTGCGGGGGCATCTCTTGCGGAGATGGTGGGTCTTCGCCACGGAGCAGTGTATTTGCCATCGCATCGCCTTGCTCTGCACGACGGCGAATGTCGCGGTCCTGCTCGGCGTAACGCATGGCCTCACCCATGTCCGAGTCTTCAGAAAGCATGGCGATGTCTTCTGGCGACATAGCAGCTTGTATTTCACGAAGCCGCATAAGCTCCGCTTCAAGTTCTTGCATTCGCCGCATGTCGTCTAGGGTAAGCCCGTCAGCCATTCTTGGCCTCCACAATAATAGGTGTCTGTTCTTCGATAACGTCGCTAGAACTAAAGTAATCACCCCGGAGCTTTTTCGTCTCTCGTTTCACCTGCACTAGAGCAGTCACGATGTCAGAGTAAGTGCTGTCAGGGGCTTCCTCTTTGGTGTTCTTTGCAGCAATAACCGTGAAGTTCATCTCATGCCACGCGCGAAGTTCTTTTGCGATGGCGGGGGTAATACGCCCCTCCATGAGTGCAGCCATAATCTTGCAACCAAAGACAACTAAATCGTCGTAAGTTTCAACTTTATGCTCTGCAATAAAATCTGCGACTTCTTTACGTTTGTCCTTGGGAACCAGCAAGAGCCACTGCGCGTAATCACTGCCTCCGCCTTCGGGTGGTCGGCCTCGGCCTTGGTTGCTTTTTGTGCGTGGTGGCATTCGAGCTCCTGTGTGTAACTAAGATGCGGGACTAACCGAGTCAAGCCTCCGGCTCAGTCCATCCCATTGAGGACGCCATCTTCTTCATAGGCGACTGTGACGCCCGGTCTATGTGCTTAAGGGTTATCCCTCGCCACACGCGGACAGACTTTCGGTCACCGTTAAAGTTTATCTTGGTGACCTTAGAGCGGAAGTCGCGCTCTGAAAGCTGTCGGCTGAACAGCGAGTAACTCTGCGGACGCTGCTTCATGTCCTCACACCACTCGACGTAATCGAGGTAGATTTGCTTCTTGGGAACAGACTTGCCTTTGCCGATAACGCACCTATCCTCCATGTATTCAGCGAGGACGTCCATCTCCTCACGGTACTCGCTGGTAGCTAGCCTGACTTTGTCGGGAGGCCGGAGTCCGGTTTTCTGCCAGTCGAGGCAACCTTCGATGAGTCGATTCAAAATGCCTGGGGCTTCTTTCTTCAACTTGTCGAAAAGAAACGGGTCTTTCTTGTCCGGTGTAATTTTTACCCGCCACGGGATCCTGATGACGCGCCGCCAGATGCCTTCGTCGTTGCCCTTGATGATGGGTCGATGGTTCGCTGCGATGCACAGCTTATGGCTAGGCATGAACTGGTAGAAGTCTTTCCGCATCTTCCGGGCTTTGACGGGGTCGCTTCCGGTCAACTGCTTGATCAATGCTTCAGCAAACGGCTTGCCCTTCTCGACCTCCGCGTTAGCCACAAAGCGTGCGCCCTCGAGGTCTGCGATTTCCGTAGGGTGAGACTCGTTGTGCTTCGCCATCAAGAGGCCTGGTGCTCCTTGGATGGCGTACTCACCAAGAACGTGCATCAGCGCGAGCAGCGCGGTCGTCTTTCCGTTGCCACCAGTACCCTCCATGAAGAGAAGAACTTGCTCCGTAACCAAGCCTGTAAGGCAATAACCGAAGAACCTGTGCATGAAGTCTACGAGAGAAGAGTCTCCTTCCATAGCGTACAGGATGAACTCATCCCACATGGGGCACTTGGCGTCCACGTCCCATTCGATTGGGCTGATTTTGGTAATCAGGTCCGTCCTGTCATGGTCGGACAGTTTCCCGGTTCGCAGGTCCAGTGTCCCGTTGGCCAAGTTGAAGAGCCACGGGTCTGCGTCGAGGGATGCTGCAGCAATACATGCTTCGGTTTCGGTTGACGCCACCGACACCATTGCGCTAAGAGACCGGGCGCTTTCACTGCGAAGGGCGTGCTTCTCTAACAAGCGCCGCCGCTGGCGATCGGACTCGGAGTTGGCCTCCGCAAAAATAAGTCCCGTCGTCAGTTTCGCACAACGATGGACGGCTCCATCCGTATCAAGTTTCCAACGAGTGTCGTCGAAGAAATACCATGCGTCGTGAGTCGCACAGTAACGTACACCGACACCAAAGGCGTGAATCATACGCTTCGCGTTCCCCAGGTCCGTAAGGTTGTAGTTTCCCGTACCCGATGGAGCGAGGTCTGTTGGCGCACGCAGTACAAAGTGCTCGCCCGCAAGGTCTTGCAGGTTCTCCCAACCAAGACTGCGGCCCTGACCGTCCTTCTCGTGGCCCTTACAGTTCTTGTGCAGGCAACCAGCAGCGATGCCGCC